GTTTTAAAGATGGGACCCTTATGCTATTCAGAGAAGAAGTTTACATCAGGACCTTGGTGTAAAAAAGGAGATTGGATAATCTTTGCTCGTTATGCGGGCTCAAGATTAGCAATAGAAGGTGGGGAAGTGCGACTACTAAACGATGACGAGGTTTTAGGAACGATTAAAGATCCTGAAGCTGTTCTTCATCATATTTAACATAGGAAAGGAACTATGCCAGAAGAAGTAAAAAGAGACGATCTAATTGATGTAGGTGAAGCTGATGAAAAAGTAACTGAAATTAATTTAGATGAAAAAGGTGAGCCCGAAAAAACGGAAGCACCCAAGGAAGAGAAGATAGAGGTTGAAGAAGTAGCACAGCCCGAAGAAAAAAAAGAAGGTGGAGAAGTTGAAGCTAAAGAAAAGAAAAAATAAGAGTTAGAAAAAGATAGGTAAGGCGTTCAAAAACGTATTTCTAAACGAACTCGTAAAATGCGTGAAGCAGAACGACAAAAAGAAGAAGCTGTTGTTTACGCTCAATCAGTAAAAAGAGATAAAGAAGATTTAGAAAGTAAATTTTCTAGATTAGATAAATCTTACGTTTCTGAATTTGAAAGCAGAGTTAAAACTAATATGAAAGCCGCTAAACAGGCTTTAAAAACTGCTATTGAATCTCAAAACGTTGAAGGACAAGTTACTGCACAAGAGCAAATTGCAACTTTAACAATGGATGCCGCAAGACTGAATGCTTTAAAAGCAGCTGAAAGTGCAAAACCTAAAGAGAAGGACGTTAACATTACGCCTCAACAAACAAGGCCACATGTAGCTCCTGATCCTATGGCAGAAGACTGGGCAACTAAGAATACTTGGTTTGGTAACAATTCTGCGATGACTTATACGGCTTTTGATATACATAAAAAGCTTGTAGAAGAAGAAGGTTTTGATCCTAAATCAACTGAATATTATAATGAAGTGGATAAAAGAATAAGACTTGAATTCCCTCATAAATTTGGTAAGATGGATGAAACTTCTACAGAAAGAGAAAAACCTTCTCAGAATGTAGCATCAGCGAAACGTTCAGCTTTAACAGGACGCAGAAAAACTGTCAAACTCACACCTTCACAGGTAGCAATTGCTAAAAGATTAGGTGTGCCACTTGAAGATTATGCAAAACAATTAAAAATCACGGAAGGAGTATAAGCATATGGAAAAAGAACAAAAAACTTCACGTGCGAGTCAAACTAAAGCTAAAACAGCTAAAAAAGTAGTATGGACTCCACCCTCATCTCTCGATGCACCGAATGCGCCGGCTGGTTACCGACATAGATGGATAAGAGCAGAAGTCATGGGCTTTGATGATTCAAAGAATATGGCAGCGATGATTAGATCAGGATACGAGCTCGTAAGAGCTGATGAATATCCAGATGAAGATTATCCAGTTATGAAGGAAGGCAAATACGCAGGAATGATCGGAGTAGGAGGCCTAGTGCTGGCTAGGATACCAGAAGAAATCGCAAAGGCTCGTCAAGATTATTTTGACAAGCAAAATGAAGCTAAAGAAGAAGCGATCAAACACGATATTCTGAAGGAACAGCACCCAAGTATGCCAATCTCACAAGAAAGGCAGACTCGTGTAACCTTCGGTGGTACAAAGAAAAACTAAATTTTTTAGTAATTCCTAACCAACGAAATTTTAACTAACCGTAGACTACGTAGAGTAGTTTACAAAAGGAGCGAACTATGGCAAATGCAAGTACAACTGGATTTGGTCTAAGAACTGTCATGAATGTTGGAAATACTCCAGCAACTTCAGGACAATCTGAATATCAAATACAAACTGTGCCTGGTGTAGCAACTAATAAAGGTGACCCCATGTCTACTCAAGACTCTGGTGGAACCCAAGGCTATCAACAGGATGCATCCTTTACTACTACAGATGACGGTGGCTTAGGTGGAACTTCTTGGACAACAGCAAGTTCAGCCTTAATAACAGGCGTTTTCAACGGAGCATTCTTTATAGATGCTAACGGAAAACCAACCTTTGCTAATAACATCGTAGCATCCCAAACAACGTCGACCGACTACAACACAGGAAGTGCTGTCATTACGTGTTTTATAAATGACAATCCATTCCAAGAATATTGTGTTAAAGCGGACGCATTGGTGGGAGCGAGTGAAGCGGCAGCGCAAGTCCTTATGGCAGCGCAGTTACTTAACTATAATACTAACAACTATACAGCAACAGATAACGCGAGTGGTCAATCAATTACTACTCTAGATATTGGATCTGCTGCATCAACTAGTATGTTCAAAATTGTAAGATCAGCAAATGATCCGGTAAATAAAGACCTAACGGTCGCCGGAGCAAATCTTATCGTAGCAATTGCGGGCGATTCTGGTTTGTATACTTAAACAATCTAAATAGGAGATAAATAAACATGGCAATATCAAGAGCACAGCTAGTTAAAGAACTAGAGCCAGGTCTAAATGCACTATTTGGACTTGAGTATAAACAATATGTAAACGAAGCAGCTGAAATATTTGATACAGAAAACTCTGACAGAGCTTTTGAAGAAGAAGTAATGTTAGCAGGTTTCGCAAATGCAGCTGTAAAACCTGAAGGTCAAGGCGTCACTTTCGACAGTGCGCAAGAAACTTTCACAGCTCGTTATACTAACGAAACAATCGCACTTGCGTTCGCGATCACTGAAGAAGCGATCGAGGACAACTTGTACGATAGACTTGCAAGCAGATACACAAAAGCTTTAGCAAGATCTATGGCTAATACAAAACAAGTTAAAGGCGCGGCTGTTTTAAATAACGGGTTCAATTCCAGCTACGCAGGTGGAGACGGTGTAGAATTATTTTCTACAGCCCATCCAACTTTAGCAGGGACTTTTTCAAACGAATTAGCTACAGCAGCTGATTTGAATGAAACTTCATTAGAACAAGCATTGATTGACATTGCTGCGTTCACTGATGAAAGAGGTCTAAAAATTGCAGCTAGAGGAATGAAAATGGTTATTCCTTCTGCGCTACAATTTACTGCTGAAAGACTGATGAAGTCTAAAGGTAGAACTGGAACAGCAGATAATGACATCAATGCGATCAATAATATGGGCGCAGTGCCGGAAGGTTATGTAGTTAATCACTATTTAACTGATACGTCTAAATGGTTCATTAAAACTGATGTTCCTAACGGATTGAAACATTTCACTAGAGCTCCATTGAAAACTTCAATGGAAGGTGATTTCGATACTGGTAATGTAAGGTACAAAGCTAGAGAGAGATACGTTTTCGGATTCTCTGACCCTAGAGGTGCTTTCGGATCAGACATATAATAAATAATTAATTAGGGGCGGAACACAATTCCGCCCCTTTTTTTATGCAAGGTGTAAAAATGAAGAAATTCCTCGTACAAATATGGGCTTTTAACTATCATGCTAAATTTGAAGTTTTAGCTGAAGATAGTGCTGAATCCATTGAAAAATCAGTCCTTGACAAGCTGGGAGAAAAGAGTGTAAAATGGGACTATCTCGGAGAGAAGACTTTAGATCCCCGAGTTAAGCGCATTACCTACGAGGAGGTTAATGATGACCCAAGACCTATACAATACGAAGAAGTACTTGGAACTAGAGTGGCAACAAGAGCACCTGAAAGAAGGGAAGCATAATATCAGGATGATTGAGATTAATAAAAAAATTCAGGATATTATAAAACAAATTGTTGCAGCAGAGTTTGAAGAAGATACTCGTCAAACAAAAGTAAACGACGCCAAGCCTGAAGTTTCGATAGCCACTTAAGCGTTATCAAAAATCATACATTTACCCAGGGATACCTTGCGCTCTGCGCAAATTTCATATATATTTTATTCACTATACAATTAATTGGATATCGACGAGTATAGTCGACGACCTAGAGACGATATCCACATAATCTAGGAGGATTATAAAATGGCAACAACAACGTTTAATGGCTCGGTAAGATCCGAAAAAGGATTTCAACAGGTCAATAAAAACACTTCAACAGGCGCTTATACTGCAAGAACTCTGGGACTAAAACCAGATCTTACTAGTTTAACTGCTACTACTGTTGCAACAGGCGCATCATTAACTTATGCGGCTAATACAATCACAGTTAATGACTTTGACGGAAATGCAGCACAAGCTGTTACTTTACCAGCAGCTACGGTAGGAACTATAGTAGTACATTACCAAACAGATGACACAAATGGAGGAACTAACACTCTCAAGTTTACATGTGCAGGAAGTGATGTTTATAGAACTGGTTCCAAAGTGGAAAGTAGAACTGCTGGAGCAGCATCAACTATAGATACGTCGGATGCAAGTGAAACGGTATTAACGTATACACCTGCGGCGGCAGCAACTAATAGTTTAACTCATGGGTGTTTTATCTATTTCACGTGCTATGAAAAAGGCACTTGGGATTTTGCTTATGATTTCGCTAACGGTGCTACATTTGATACAGGCGCTGCGGCGTGGAGTTAATAAATATATAAAATAATGTGAGCTCCTTCGGGAGCTCACAATTAGGGGAATAAATTATGACAACATTTACAAGTGATCAAACAACCTTAAATACAGCTACAGTTAGTGCAACAGTA